ACAACTTTGAAAAAGGTAATTTGAGGATTACCGGTTAAATAAACATCCTGAGCACCATAAGCTACTAGTTGAAGAAGACCACCACCCATTTACGCTATATTCTTTATACTATTAGTGGAGAAAAAAATATAAATTACTATGCGATTAATTTTCTAATATAATACATATAAAACTTTATTTTAATAATTTTATTATAAACGATGTTTAAAGAAAAATCATCAAAAAAAAAAATAAATACTGATACAAATGAAACTTATACTCTTGATGCTATGCATAACAATATGATAAAAAATTTCGAGAATACTGACAAAGAATTATCTTATTACAATAATTTATTAAATAAATATGAATTAAGTTCTAATATTATATTTAACGAACTAAATAAAGAAACCAATAAAGATACTATAAATATATTATGGAGTAGTAATATTAATTTACGTGAAAAAATTATTGATACAAAAAATAAAATTAAAGAACTTAATAATAATTATGATGAAATAGAATATTATAAAAATACAAGTTATATTTTATTTCAATATTATGATACTGTTGATAAACAGTCACATATTAATAATGCACTTATTGGAAATAACAATATTATTAAGTCATCTGTTGATTTACCAATTAAACAAAGTAGAAATGTGTACAAAAGCGAATCTAAAAAGAAAAAAGCTATTTTATTGCACAATACTATAAATGTATTGGATGCTTTAAATAATATTAATAATAACACCAATCGTGAAGATAATAATACTTCTACATCTAATATAGAAAATAATGATATCACAAGTAAAAATATAAACAATGAAGTAACATTTGAAGATAAAAGTACATTAGTTGATAAGTATATGTCTATTATAAATAAAAAATACGTTAGAAATGTTGAAGATGACAATATTGAAATATGTAAGGAGTGCAAAAGTCAAATGATTTGTCTACAACAAGATGCAATAATGATATGTAATACTTGTGGTTATCAAGAGTTATTATTGGTAGAACAAAATAGACCTATACTTAAACAAAATACTAAGGATACATCGCATTTTTGCTATAAGAGAATTAATCATTTTAGAGAATGGTGTAATCAAGTGCAAGGTAAAGAAAGTACCGATATACCCGATGAAGTATTTGTGAAAATATTAGCGGAAATTAAAAAAGAAAAAATAGTTGACCTCAAAACTATTACTTATACTAAAATGAGAGATATTCTTAAAAGATTACGTATAAATAAATATTATGAACATATTAATTATATTATAAACAGAATTAATGGTATACCTACACCACAATTTAGCCCCGAATTAGAAGAAAAACTTTGCAGCATGTTTAGAAGTATTCAAGCACCTTTCTTGAAACATTGTCCAAAAGATAGAAAAAACTTTTTATCATACAGCTACGTTCTTTATAAGTTTTTTCAAATATTGGGTCTAGACGAATATCTCAAATACTTTCCTTTATTAAAAAGTAGAGAAAAGCTTTATGTTCAAGACCAAATATGGAAAAAAATATGTATAGATTTAAATTATGAAATTATACCTTCATTATAGTACTCTTTAAAATCCTATTGGAAATCCTACCAAACTAAATCCAGTGCCTAATCCAACACCTTGTCTCGCACTTTGTGATATTACCGGTGATAGCAAATCTAATATTGAGAATGTGCATGCTGCTGTTAAGGCCAATAGCCATATTTCATTCCATTCTAATTTATTTTTTGGCAATATAATTGCTATGAATGCAACAACCAAACCTTCAAATAAATATTTCATTAGTCGGGATCCAGCCTCCGAATAATCAAATTTATAGTTCATTGTTTAATATTATTTTATATTTTTTTTAAAAAAATATATAAGATTATATTTATATAAAATATTATAAGAATTATGACAACATTAACAGATAAAAAAATTGAATTAGTAGATCCAAGAGTTGAGGATCATTTAGACGAAGATAAGCCAATTAGAGGTCAAAAGTATGTTCTTTTATCATTTGTAAGTCCCGAAGATGTTATTATCAATAAAGAAGCACTATTTTTTAGTAAATTTATTGAAAGCTTTTCCACAAATGTTAAAGAAATATTTGGTTCTATTAAAGAAAAATATCCTGAAACAAAAGATGTAATTGATAGCATTTGTGATAATCACAAATATATCTTTGACGCAAAAGAATTGGACGAACAATATAAGTTCTTTAAATCTGTAAAAGGGCAGGAACTTGAAGCCAAATATAATGCAGATAATAAAGGTGTCACATCAATTCGTGGTGTAAAAGTACGCGGTTGCTTTGAAACTATTGAAGAGGCTAAAACACGTAGCGAATTCTTAAAAAAATTAGGTGATAAATTTCATATTTATGTTGGAGAAGTAGGGTGCTGGTGCGCGTGGGCACCTGACCCCGAATTTATCAAGGATGTAGAATATTCAAATACTCAACTAAACACTTTAATGAAAGAATATAAACAAAACATGGATGATAAAGATAAAGTTTTTGAAAGTCGCAAAAATAGTATTGTCGCCGCATCACAGCAACCTGTAGGTGCTGAGACATCTTCGTCGCAAACACCTAGCGATGCACTAAATGATGAAATTACCGATGATACAAATGTTGAACTTACAAGCATCAAAGAAAGCATTGAAAATGTTGATGTATGGAGTGAGCGCAAACAAGAATAAAATTAAATAATTCTTTTATTTAGAGTTTATCATTAAATAATGAAAGCAATAGCTATATTTATATTATTTATAGGTTGCTTACTAATAGTGCAGGGTTATCATAATAACAAAAAAATATGTAAAAAAGATAAAGTAATTGTAAAATATGTACCTAGATCTATTTATGAAGATCAAATGAAACCAGCTGAAAGTCTACAAACATTTTATAAAGGAATGTTTGATGATATTATGTTGCCACGATAAAATATTTATTTTTATCCTCAATATTATTAAATGGAAATATTAAGAAGTATTGAAAAAAATATAATCGATATAACTAATGCAAATAATGATATAGATACTGATATGTTAAAAAAAAATATTAAATTGTATTTTAAAAAAATAGCTGATAAAGAAAATATTAATAATATAAAAAAAGATAAATATTATGAGGAATATGAAAACAAAAGAGTAGAGCAACATATCAATTATGATAATTATTTACGCGAAAAAGCTGAATTAATGGAAAATTTTAAAAATAATAAAACAAAAACCGCTTTACATAATTATTTAAAATTAAAAACACCTAAATATAATAATTTAACACTATATTCTTATTTAGATGTTAAAATAGCAGAAGAAAAACCTATCGTAAAACAAGAAGATAAGCCTATCGTAAAACAAGAAGAGAAGCCTGACATAAAACAAGAAGAGAAGCCTGTCATAAAACAAGTTGATAAATGTACACCAGCTAAAATAGCAGAATGTGAGAAAAAAGGTAAGAAATGTAATCCAAGTTCAGGTAGATGTGTTAAAGACGACAAACCTGCTGTTAAGGAAGATAAAGTAGAAGACAAACCTGCTGTTAAGGAAGATAAAGTAGAAGACAAACCTGCTGTTAAGGAAGATAAAGTAGAAGACAAACCTGCTGTTAAGGAAGATAAATGTACAGAAGCTAAAAAAGCAGAATGTGAGAAAAAAGATAAAAAATGTAACCCTGATTCTGGTAGATGTATTAAAAAATAAATATAAAGAATATTAATAGACTATGAGAAGAATATTCTATATAAATTGGTATAGTTTTTTTATAGCATTTATACTTGGTATCTTTTATATACATATTATTACAAAAAATAGAAAACATATAACATTCGATGATATTAGTAAAAATATATATATGGATGAACATAATGATTGTTATAATTTTGATGTAATTAATGTAAAATGTTTTGATAATATTGATTATCCAGTACCATTTATTTAAAATAATTTATAATATTAGTCAATATGCAAAAATCCAAATTAAATTATATTGTTGAAAAATTATTTTATGATAATACTGGACAAATAATAGTAAGTGCAATATTTGGTTTATCTATTGCAATATTTTTATTTTATATACCAGTTAAAATAGTCGATAATGTTTTTAAATATAATAATAAGTGTTATATACTTAATAAAAATAAAGTAGAATGTACGGATAATTCAATAACTTTATAATTGCGTTATAATACTACTTTTCTTAATATAATATATCATTAGAGATCAATGTCAACGCCTACATCAACTTTAAATGGTAATACTAAGAATACCGATAATAACGATATTAATGACCCTATTGTTCAAGATGTGTTGAATGAGTTTCGCGACGAATATAGTTATAAAAATAAAAATACAAATAGTAGTATGATCCCTGATTATAAAGATGAAGTTATAGAATATCCACCGGATGATAATTATCCACCTCATCCTCCACAAAATAGAAGACCAGAATATAATGTATCTGATATATATCCACCATCACAATATCACAAAAACAATTCAATAACAAACATTGATATGGAATTAGTAAAAAAGAGTTTAATGATTGTTATTATTGTATTATTAATACATAATACTAGTTTGATTTCAACATTTTATGATAAAATGCCTGAATATTTACATGAAAATTTAAACTCATATGATATTCTAATTAAAGCACTTTCATTATTTATAATATTATATGTGTTATCTCTATTTAATTACATTTAATATTTATAAGAATAGTTAATTATTTGGTCACTGCTTTTTTTTAGAGATGCACTATTAAAATATTTATAAACAAAAAATACACCTATAAAAAATGTTAAAAATATGGTAAATATTGTTGTGCCAAATAATATAGTATATGATGTTAAATCATATTTTTTTTTATTCATAACAACTAATGATATTATGATTACAGTATATAGTATAATAATTATTGAGTATATAATTATAAATAAGTACATATTTTCACCAGTATTATATCCCCATAGTAATGCTATTACTACAACTACACTCAATATAGAGTATCCAAATAAAGTAAATGTTTCTTTTATAACTTCATCGTTTTGATTTTGCGATACAAATTTTTCATTTGCCATTATAATTATCTAATAATTCAAGAGATAATTTTAATTATTTATTGGTTCATATTGTAAGCTTCCGTAATAACTATTATAATAATCATATCCACTAACATGTAAATCGTCATCATTTAATCCTTGTGATTTATATAATGGTCTTGCATCTTTATGTTCAAATGTTAAATCACCTATTTCATTATTATAAATACTATCATCAATTACATTATTTTGTGCTAAAAAAAGGTCATGTTCTGTTATATATGGTTTAAAACCTTCATCGTCTATATTATTTATTTCTTTTGAAACTACACTAATTTTTTCGGGATTTTCTAATTTACACCTATTATCTTTTTCATCGCATTTTTTTGTTGCTTCTTTTGCTGCTTCTTTTTGCATTTCATCAAGTTTTATTATGTTTTTTTCTTTTAATTCTGCATTATAAATTCTAAAATATACGATTAAAAGAGCGAGTGTTATTACAAATCCGGTTATATTATCTACAACAATTAATATTAATATACATAATACAGCCAAATAAAATTGCATAAATGCATCTTTATACATTTTTTTAAAAGGGATATCGTGAACAAGCATTACAGCAAATAATATTACAACAGCTAATATTCTAAATGAATTAACAATCATTTGTATTTTTTTATGTATTCTATTATAATTCATATAAAAAAATGATATCATTATATTTATGTATATTGGTTAAACAATGTTATCTATTAATGGATATAGTCTCCTAAAAAAATCTTTAAAAGATGGTGAATTAATTAAAATAAAAGAGGAACTCACTATGAAACCAAGAGTTAATTTTGAATTAACAGCAAAAAAAGATGGTGACAACACATTTATTTTGTATAGAGAAACCGAAAATAGAATATATATTCCAAGATATTACGGATTATGTAATTATGGATTACCCAAAGTATCTAAAATTACAGGTGGAGAGGATATTAATGTAGAATTTAATGGTAAATTAAGAGAATATCAACTAGAACCTGTTAATAAATTTTTGGAAGCAGCTAAAAATCCTCTTAAAATGGGTGGTATTATATCTGTACCATGTGGATTTGGAAAAACTATTATGGGGCTCTATATAGCATGTCAACTTAAAAAGAAAACTATGTTTATAAGTCACAAAGACTTTCTTAATCAACAATTTATAGATACTGTAAAAACATTTTCACCAAATGCAAATATTGGCATTATTAAGCAAAGTAAAGTAGATGTTGTAAATAAGGATTTTATTATCGCTTCTCTTCAATCATTATCAATGAGAGAATATGATATTAATATATTCAATGATATTGGATTTATTATTATTGACGAAGTTCATCATACAGGGGCACAAGTATTTTGTCGCGCATTCAAAAAACTACATAGTCCTATTATATTAGGTCTTTCAGCTACTCTCAATCGCAAAGATGGTATGCGCAAGGTATTTGAATACTATATTGGTGGTTCGGTATATACTATGAAGAAAAAAGAGTTTATCGAAGTTGAAGTACAAATACACAAATATTATGAACCCAATATTGAATATTCGGCTGTAAAACAATTGTGGAATGGTAAAGAAAATATAGCTGCTATGATTAATAACATATGTGCATTTAAACCACGTACATACTATATTATTAGTGTTTTAGAAAGTATTATTAAAAAAGATCCTGAAAGACGTATATTGATATTAAGCGAACGTAGAAATTTACTGAAAGATATTGAAACACTAATTATTGAAAAAAATATTCTTAATAAGGACTACGGATATTATGTAGGAGGGATGAAACAATGTGATTTAAATAAATCAGCAGAAAAACAAATTATTCTTGCAACTTATCAATTGGCTTCTGAGGGATTTAATGTACCTTCACTAAATACATTAATATTTGCTTCTCCTATATCAGATATTCAACAATCTATTGGTCGTATTCTCAGGGAACGTCCAGAAGATAGAAAATATATTCCACTTTGTATTGATATACTTGATGAATTCTCCGTATTCAAAAGAAAAGGTTATACACGTACAAGATTTTATAATACAAATAAGTATAATATTTCTTATTACCAAGATAATGAATTAATACAATTTAGTAATACATATTCTGATGATAATGATAATTCAAGTAATACAGGGGATACAAAAAATAAACTTAAATTCATTGAAGATGACGAATAAAATATTATTTTAATATAGTAATATGAGAGATAACGAAATCTATTATATAGAAATCATATGTATTATATTTTTGATAGTTTTTGCATTTTTACTATTTTTCAATATGTCTAAAAATACATTACGAGAAAAAGAAGAGACTATAATATCCAAACCTGTATCTATACCGGTAAAAATAGATCATAATAATGTAAAAGTAAGATGTCCTCCTAAATTGGTAAATTTATATAATCAGAATATTCCACCAATGCCTAATAAAAATGATTTAGATGTAATAAATAAAAATACTTTTAATATGTATAGCTCTAATAAAGATATTGATAATGCAAATTTCAATAAAGAAATAATTACACAGGATACTATAAAAACACCAGAACAACGTGTTTTTACACCTGAATTAGAAAAAATATATACAGACGATTTAGTTGAGAATACTAATCCAAAATTTGATTATAATCAAATATATAATTATTCGTTGAGACCTAATAAAGGTGATTTACCAATAGCTAATGTACCACTATGTGCCCTAAAAGATAACCATAAATCTTTTAAATTATCCGATAGAATGATAATGGTTTAAAAAATGAGTAAAGTGAGTACATAATTTTACTTTTCTAATGATTTTATAAACTTTTAATAATTTTAACTTTTTAGAGAATTATGTACTCATTTTACTCTCGTTACTCTCGTTACTCTCGTTACTCTCGTTACTCTTTTTAATATCTGATATATTTATGACATATTTAATTGTTGATTTAAAATTATCTAGAAAATTAGGGTAATATGTGTATTTTACATTATGTTTCTTACATACTTTCATAACCGTATCTTGTATATATGGATACCATGCACTAGACATACGAGGAAATAAATGATGTTCTATTTGATAATTGAGACCTCCACATAAATATCCAATATATTTTCCACCATATGTTGAAGTAGTTTCTACTTGCGATTTATACCAATCTTTTTTACTTGGGAATCTTTCAACATTTTCAAAATTATGCGATAATGAAAAAGGTATAGCAAGCGTTAAAGATGCTACAACAGATGTATATAATATATATATAATAGCCAGTGCAGCATCATAATGTTTAAATTGTGAAAAACATTTTAAATATAAATATATCAATCTTAATATCATAGATATATCTTTTTTACTTTGAATAAATCTATTATTAAAGTTTATTTCAGAATATTTATTAACAGAATAATGTAATCCTGTAAGTATTTCAAATGAAAATATTGAAGATAACCAATATAATGAAAACATCGGTATCATATATAAATATTGGTATTTTGTAATATATTTGCGTTTTGGTGAATCATAATCATAATTATGGAAAATAAAATATGGATCCATGCTTTTTGTATCAGGATCTCTTTTATTATCATTTGTAAAAGCATGATGAGTCCAATGCTGTTGTAGCCATAAATACTTATTACCACCAATCAAATCTGCACCATGACCTAATATATCATTCCAAAAAGGCATCTTTGTTATAGCACCATGATTTGCATCATGTTGGACATTTAATCCGATTAGCGCTTCTGCTATTCCAAGTAATGTACATACTATAAAATTACCTCCATATACTACATAATAATACATTAAAGCAAAATAATTAATACAATATATAATGGCTCTTATTTTGAAACCAGGTGTAGCATATATTTTATTAGGTGGAATAATTTTATTAACTTCCTTTTTTAATTCTTTTTCAAAATTAGAACCAAAAGTATATTCTTTGTTATAATTGATTAGTTTACCTACAATTGGAGCTACATTCACTATATTATTACTATGATTGGGATGTATCATTCTATATTGAACAGATACATCATTACCTCCAAATAATTTTATTTGTTCTCCACCTGGATGTTTCCACCCATCAAGTGAATATACAATCCCATCAATTGCTATAACATTGTCTGGTAAATCACTTTCATTATTATAAATTTCATATTTCATTATTTAAAGAATATATACTATAAAATAGTAAATGTTTAAATATTATATAATTTTAACATTATTATCATTAGTAGGTGCTTTTTCGCAGTTTAATAATATAGTTTTAATGCCCAAATATAATATCAAGAATTCTATAATAAATAATAAAGCGAGTAATTTACAACCACTCAATAACTCAATCGTAAAATATAAATTAAATGAGTTTAAAAATAATAGATTAAAAGCAAGTAATATTGTTAATTATACAATAGCTAAATATTACTTGCCTTTTCTATCCACATATAGAAAATGGAATGAAACTTGCAAGGATAGTAATACTACTTTATAGATTTTTTAATGGAATTTTTCTGTGAATTCATTTACTTTTATAATTTTTTTTCTTAATTTATTTGCTTTCATTATTAATGCGTTATCAGAATCTGTTTTTAGTTTATCACTTTTATAGCATATTTCAACACCTTTATTAATTTGATGAATTCTATCTTCAACATAACTAGATATAAATACATTATCTGTTAATAAATCTCGCAATTTATTTGGTTTAGTTATGATATTAGAAACGTCAGTAATATTTTTATCTTTATTAACCTTATAATTTCTACCAAATGGATATGTTACTATTTTTATTAGATATCCTAGTAATGGCAATGGTATATTCTCAGCAATATCGTATATATTTTTTTGAATATTATATGAATAATCATTAATTGAATAATCAAGTAGTTTATCAATATCTTGAATATCTTTATGTTTTTTGTAATACCATAAACAAGCATATGACATATAGATGTCCGATAATATATCAGCATATCTTCCTGATATATATTCAGCTGTCTTGATTTTACCACCCATTAACAATGCAATATTTGCTGAAAAAGCAAAATTGACAACATGACGTTTTAATTGTAATTCATGATAATCTGCTATATTATTTTTTTTGTGAAATCTTAGATATATTCCATAATAAAGAGAACTCCCAAGATTACTTAATGTATGTTTTAATATGTTAATAAAATTTTTATGAAATTTATCTTTATCATTTGTTTCTATACTTGTTATAGTATCTAGTAGATATGGATGCGAACGATTTAATCCTTGTCCAAATATTATCAAAGAGCGTGTCAATGTATTTGAACCTTCAACTGTTATTGCTACAGGAGTGGCAACATAATTAGATGCTAAAAAATTCATAGGTCCTTTGCATATACCTGCACCTCCTAGAATATCCATACCATGATTTACAGATATACGACCATATTCAGTACATTTATATTTCATTATAGCAGATAATACTGGTGGTTTTTCACCATTCATAACAATTGCATTAAATAGATTTTGAGCAGCAATTAATTTATAATTATTTCCAGCTATAACTGCTAATTTTTCTTTTACACCTTCCATTTCGGCAATAGGAATATTAAATTGTTTTCTAATACGAGCATAGCCACCAACACCTAAGGAACAAAGCTTAGCAGTTGCTACTGACATTGCTGGCAATGATATTCCTCTACCTTCGCCAAGAGATTCCATTAACATATTCCAACCAATACCACAATTTTTTTCACCTCCAATTACACACGACATTGGAATAAATACATCATTACCTCTTATTGTACCATTCATAAAACCTATATTTAAAGGATTATGACGATTACCAATTTCTATTTCCGGATATTTATTTTTTTCAATTAAAGCCAAAGTTATTCCTTCTTTACCATCTACAAGTAATTTGTTTGGATCAACTACTTTAAATGCCAATCCAATTAATCCAGCAACTGGTGCTAATGTAATATATCTTTTAGAAAAAGTAATACGGATACCTAACACACCATTACGTTTTATAACATATCCTTCATCATACATAGAAGCAGCATCCGAACCTGAGTTTTCTGTTGTTAAACCAAAACAAGGTACATAGCTGCCATCAGCCAATTTAGGTAAATAATTATTTTTTTGATCATCTGTTCCATAATGATATAGTAGTTCACCCGGCCCTAATGAATTAGGTACCATTACACTTACAGCACCTGCAATATTTCTACTTGCTATTTTTTCAACTATCAAAGAATGTGCATGGGCACTAAATTCCATACCATTATATTTTTTGGGAATAACTAATCCCATAAACTTATTTTTCTTAATATAATTCCATGTTTCATTTGATAAATCTTGATTTTTTTCTATATAATTATTATCTATCATTTCACATAAAGTATTTGTTTCATTGTTTAAAAATTTTACCTCTTCATCTTTTAAAATAATATCATATCTATCAACAATTTTATTAAGTTCTAAGTTACCTTTAAATATATCTCCATCAATAGATACTGAACCTGAATTTAAAGCTGTTTTTTCAGTTGCAGATATTTTAGGCATTATTCTTTTAACAATATTGTAAGCATACCCTGATATTATTTTACTCATACTTTATCTAAATTATAATTAATTTTTTATATGAATTATCACATGTATTTTTAATTATTATCTTATTAGATTTATTTAATATAAAGTAATTTTCCTTATTTTTTAAAATAAATCTATTAATATAATCTACTAAATCACATTGTGTCTTGTTACTAATTTTAATGTTTAATTTTCTTAAAAATAAATTTAGTATGCTTTTATAACACAATGTATATAAATCATTAATATAAAATATACCAACTAATTTATTATTTTCACTTTTTATTTTATTAACTAAATTGCTAATAATTACATTATTAATTATATTATTTGTATCTTTAATATGTTCTGTTAAACTAAAAAAACCATCTATTTGGCTTTCATCTATGATATTACTATTATTTTTAAGACTACATATTACAGGGCGAATATTATCTCTAATTTTACCACGAACCGACCATTTAGGAGTACTATCAATCAAATATGGAATATTATTAATGTTAGCAAAATTAATGATATCCTTTTTCTTAATGTTCAACATTGGGCGCCAAAAATTAATATCGTCAATAATTTTCAATGTTTCCATTCCAGAAAGATTATCATAGCAGCTTTTATTTGTTATATTAGTAATAATATTTTCAAAACAATCATCCTTATTATGTCCAAGTAATACATAGATATCATCGTTTTCTTTTTGTAAATTATACATATCATATCTTATCTTTTTAGTGATTTCTTCATATATATCACGTAATCCATTATTAAGACAATTATCTCTTTTTATTTCATTAATAGTTCTATATACTAACTTAACACCTAAATAATCACAATAGTAATTAACAAAATCTAATTCATCTTGCGATTCCTTGCGATTATTATAATTAATATGAACAGCAACAAGATTATCTGTAATTTTACTAAGGATAAATAGAGCAACAATACTATCAACACCACCTGACAAAGAAACAACTATTTTTGAACTCGTATTAAGTTTAAAATATTCCTGATATATAGTATTATATAGTATGTTTTCTTGAATATTATATTCTTTATTGCTGATATCCAATGATTGCTTATCAAATATGTTTTTATTTAATGAATTCCATAACTTAGGTTGTAAATAGTAATTCAATGATTTCTTGTTAATATCTTTATAAATATTATTTAATGTTGCATAAATATATCTTTTACATTTTGCTTTATTACTATCATCGTCATTGTTGTACAATTTAATAAATATATTGATAATTTCATAAATTTTATCAATTATTTTTAAATGTCTATATGGTAAATATAAAAAACATAATTCATCATATGATAATATACTTGTATTATATATTGATAATATGTAGTTAGAGAATTTAGCTGCTTTTTCAGAATATTCATCTACATCAATATCATAACCCAATCTTTTATAATGTCTTGGTATTTGGTCTAATAAAATAACACTGGTAATCAATGTTTCTTTGCTATAAATCTCTTTATATTCATATATTTGTGTTGTGCTTTCAATATATTTTAAATATTTATTACATAAATAATTATCTGTTATTATATTTTTAGAAAACCAATAATCAGGATTGCTAAACCATTCGTGATAAAGATTATTCATTAATACATATATATTAATAAAATTAACGTTATATTATTTTTATTTAAAAAAATGATAGATACTATATTACAATATACTCATCATATTAATTTAATGCAAGGTATTATTAGTTTTTCAAACAGAATAGCTTTTAATATTAAAAGTAATGACCATAAAGATTTGATATTATCAGATTTATATAATAAATATAATATTAAAATTTTACAAAGACATCATCATAATCTTGATAGCAATAATGTTAATTTTATATTATCTAATCATATGCTCAATTTGAGATCAAATGGTAATAGATACTATCTTTATTTTACACTATATAATGACATTGAAATAATGTATTATATTGATAAAAAAATACATCCTGGATATCAGCGTCCTCGTATTATATTTGGACGCGGATTATTTGATAAAAAAATATTTAAGAATACTTTGCTAGATGGAGAAATGGTTAAATGCAAAGATGATAGTTGGACATTTCTGATTAATGATATTGTATGTTATGAGGGTATACATTTGAAAAATAAAACATTACCAGAAAGATTAAATATTATTTATAATATGCTAGCGACACAATATACACCTGATAAAACGATTGATGTATGTAATTATAAAGTTAAAACTTATTATAATTTATATAAAGAATCTATTGAGGCTATACAAGAACTTGCTAAAACCCTTAATTATACTTGTCGTGGTATATATATATGGCCATATGATTTAAAGTATAAACCTAAATTATATAATTTTGATGATACAAATATTATTGAAGTTGTAAGGAGAACAAAGGATATCACTGAATTTAAAACTATTGAAAATATTACAAAAACCGAAGAAGTAGTCATTGAAAAAAAATGCGATATCAATATTGGTGAAGATGATAAAGTATTGTATTTAACAAAAACAAATGAACCTGATATATATAATGTATACGATAGTGAAGATATCAAGAATATGCTGGGTATTGCATTAGTGCAAACATTGCGTGATAGCAAGATGTTGCGAACAGCATTCAAAGATAAAAATGCAATGACAATTATAGCATTTGTTTGTACTTATAATAATAAGTTTAAAAAATGGCATCCACAAGCTATTTCATAATAGCTGGTAAAGATGGGTGTGACAAATAATCTTTTAATTCAAAATCTTCATATTTTAAAGATTCAATCCAATTTATTTTTTCATCAATGCTGCTATCAACAGGTGGAGCAAACTTTTTAATAATTAGTTTAGGTAAATCATAAGGTGTGAGTAATAATTGCTTATTAATTTGTTCAACATGTTCTTGATATATATGAGCATCACATATAGAAAGACAGATTTCAGAGATTTCAATATTTAATACTGTTGCGAGTATTTGTGTTAGTAGAGCTGTACTAGCAATATTAAATGGTAATCCTAGAAATAGATCAGAACTACGTAGCGTCATGTGACATGAAAGCCCTTTACTTGTTTTATTGAAAATATAAAGAATATGACAAGGTGGTAATGCCATTTTATTTAAATCAACTGGATTCCACCCAGATAATACAGCACGTCTGCTATTATCAGGTTTCATTAATTCTTCCAATAAATATCTAATTTGATCTTTGCCTTTTGTTTTAGGATTATTATAATCTTCTCCAAATTTGCGCCATTGCCATCCATAAACTGGTCCTAATTCACCTTCTTTATATTCAGTTAAACCTATACTATCTAAATATTCGCGAGTAGAATTACCAGTCCATATATTGATTTTTTTTGCTTTTAGTTCATTGGCATCTGTTGAACCTCTCAAAAACCATAAAAGTTCTTCAACAATACCTCTAAAAAACATTTTTTTAGTTGTTAATAATGGAAAATTATTGATATCATTAAATTTAATCATACATCCAAATTTAGAATAAACAACACCATTTCTTGTAGTTTTTATTTCACTTTCTTTTAGAGTTTCTTTTAAAAGCTTTAAATAACCTGATTCATTCTCAAAATACATTTATTGGTATATAATAATAATTTTTTATATATTTATTATGTTATTTTATATACTTTATCATATCTATATTTTCATATAGTCTCCTCAACAAATATGGATAAATATCAAAAACATTTCCATAAGGAACATATTTAAATACTGTTTTATTCTTATTTAATAAACATTCTGTTGAACTATCGCCCATGCCTAATAATTGTGCATATGATACATTATATCCAGGATTAAATGATAAAGCATAGTCAATAGAATATTTGTTATGAGTAGCTATGCAAATTTTATTATTAGTATTGCTCCTAATTAAATATTCAACTGCTTTATTATAATTAACATCAGTATCTTCTTTATGTTTAAATAATTCAATATCATTTTTATTATAATAAGCACCTCTTACCAATTTAAATCCTATTTTATCATATGTATCTAAATCACGTTTAATATAATATAAGCTTTGTTTTTTATACATTTGATATGTTTTAAATAAATGCAAATTATCTATATATTTATATTTTTCAATAAACTTATTAAAAATCTTATTTTCTTTATCATACAAATGTGTATATTCAGCATCAAAGTATATATATTTATTTTTATGATGAGTGCTTATAACTTTTTTAATAAATTTATCAATATTTTCTTCTGGATTATATACTGAAAAAGATGAAAGTTTAATAGCATATCCTATATCATTATTTTTGTGCTTATTATTAATTTCATTTATTAGAGAACTAGATTCTTTGTTATAACTAATAACATCAGCAGGTAATTTTGCACCTTCCTTTGCATAATCAATAATAGGTATTATAGATTTATTATATAAATTGTCAATAAATTTAGAAACAGCAATATAATTAGTACCACCAATAAATCTAAATAACATAGACTATATTTTAATAATACATTTTATATAATAATTAGAAAGATGTTATATATATATTATTTTATTGTAAATTTAATTTGGGGCATTGCTCCATTATTTGATAAATATATATTACAATACATTAATATTCTTACACTTATGTTATTTGTTTCCCTTATACATTTCTTGATATTACTAGGTATTGTTTAAATCGTGATACTAATTTTATTCAAGATTGTACAACAATTATGAATAATAAGTATATAATTTTAGTTATTATATTTGCAACATTAATATTACTAATAGCTAATTATGGATATTTATATAATGTAAGTAATGATAAAAAGGTAGCAATTGCTACATTATTAACATCTCTATATCCGATTGTTACTTTAATATTAGGATATTTAGTATTAAGCGAATCATTGACAATGCTAGAAATATCTGGATTTATATTAATATTTATAGGAATATCATTTATTAATTATTCACGTGGCCTCAAAAAAGAAGAAATTAGTAATTTGAGTACATAATTTTATTTTTTTAATGATTTTATAAACTTTTTATAATTTTAACTTTTTACAAAATTATGTACTCATTTTTTAGAAGCTATGAAACATGTCATTATAGGAGCAGGAATAACAGGATTATATTTAGCTTACAAATTAATTAGTATCAAAAATGTTAGTCCAGAAGATATAGTAATATATGAAAAAAATAATCGTATAGGTGGTCGTATTTATACATATAGCAATAAGGGATTCAACTATTCTGTTGGAGCAGGAAGGTTAGGAAAAAAACACAAATATGTTATGAAACTTATTAAAGATTTTAATTTATTAGACCAAATTATAGATATTGGTAAAGATAAAGGATATTATATTAATGGCAAAATGATGACAGAAAAAGAGCTACTAGCTTATTATAAATCAAATTATAGTAGTCTAGATAAATTATGGGATTATGCAATAAATAAAAATGTAAAAGTTAATAAACATGATTATAATCTACATAACTACCTTTCACTATTTTTGCCAACAAATGAAGTAGAAGTGCTAAATAAATCATTGGGATATATTGGAGAAATATATGATATGAATGCTCATAATGCTATATTAACTTTGCGTAAAGATTTTGATGTTAAAAACAACGAATTCTTTGTATTAAAAGAAGGAATCCAGAAATTATGTGATGTTCTCTATGGATATCTAAAATCACGTAATGTTAAAATAGAGTTCAATACATTATTGACTGATATTGATGATACAAATAAAACATATAATGTAAATAATAAAAAATATAAATATACTAAGTTATATTTAACATTAACACGTGGAGATTACCTAAATATACCTTATTTCAAAAAATATGAAAATGTGCTTAATAGTGTAAATGATGGTAAACTATTAAGAATATACGCACAATTTAAAGATGTTTGGTTTAAAGATATGCCTAAAACATTAACAGATAATAAATTACAATTTATAATACCGATTAATTACAATTCTGGATTAATACAAATAAGTTATACAGATAGTTATAATGCTGAATTTTGGAATACATTCAAAGATGAGAAATCTGTTAAAAAACATATCAAGAAGTTGTTAGACGAAATGTTTCCTGATAAAAAAATAAAAGAGCCTGAATGGATAACGATGCATTATTGGAGTTCAGGAGATCATATGTGGAAAGTTGGGATTAATTCCAATAAAATACAAAATACTATTGATGATTTATTTACAAAAAAAGACATTTATATATTAGGAGAAACATATTGTGATAGGCAAGCATGGGTAGAGGGAGCGATTGAAACAGTTCATAAGAAGATTCTAATCTAAATTGAATTGTTAATAAAACAAGAACAATTTAATGGATTTTCACAAAACCCAATACAAAATTTGTTATTCATTACTTTTGTTTGTTTATTTTTATTATATTTGTTTTTTTTATCTTTTAGCATTTTAACCATCAATATTGCGCGATTTCTCATAATAATACAAGATAAATCATGAGTTATTTTGATAGTATTTTTAATAGTTTGTGGAGAAGTCATCATATTCTACTTAATATAATTATAAAAATAAATACTTATATAACATATCAATTTTTAATCTAAAAGGGCACAGTCATTGTCTGGCGACGCAAGGTGTTTACGTTTGCTCCCTTTAAATGCTGTGAGCAATTAATCTCGCTTGTAGCAGACTTTTTGTCAATACGCAATCTAATAGGCAATACATAGCGTTCAGTATTTTCGGCATATTCAAATTCACTCTTTTTAGATGACGTGCTAGCCTCATTACCATATCCAAATCTTGCTGCATCACTTTCAATCTGGTCACCACCGCGAGTAGCACCACGAGTAGCACCACGAGTAGCACCACGAGTAGCACCACGAGTAGCACCGCGAGTTACCTCAACATGTCTAGGTTTTTTGAATACCATAAATGTGAGATAGATAAGTCCAGTGCTTTCGCTGGTTTTTTCCATACCGAGTTCCAGTTCTTCTTCGGTAGGTTCATAATCGATATCCATAGCACGCTTAGCCACCCACTGATATCTACCATTGGGATTTTGATCAAAGTTGTAGCTATTGCCATCATTGGCAGGAATAGTCCAGAGAGTACCATCCCTTTCAATATTGTAAGGAATGGTAGACCTCTCAGTAGTATACTCGGGCAAACTGTTGTCTACCGCAAAACCCACAGCATAATTATAATTATAATCATCTTTTCCAACAATAGAGATATTATCCATTTTGATAACCAAAGGACCTTCGTTAGTGATAACACGATAACCTTTGGTATAATTATCGCCTTCACCAGACTCATATACTTCAACATTATAGTTGTCAGTGAACCTCTTTCTCTCATTTTCGTTTTTGTAAATTTCAGAATCCTTTCCCTCGCCAAAGTTGAGGTTAAGGTGGATAATGTAATCACTGGTGGTGTATTCGACAGGGATCTGGGTAGCGTTGGTTGAGAACATCGTTTGAATGATAATTATTTATATTAAATATAATAATCAATTTTTTATTTTTTTATATAAAATTTATCCTTATAAATAACCCTAATAATGAAAATTAAATTATCAACTTTATTATTATTATGTATACATGTAAATGCTTTTAAAACGACTAATATGCTTGCTATTAAAATAAAAAAAAATATTAATATAAATACACATCCCAAACATGTTAATAATTTTTATAAATCTAATAAATTAGGCAGTTATTTAAAAATAACAAGACCCGAAGGACTTCCTTATGAGTTCACAATGCCTTTATTTGGCAGTTATTTAGCAACAAAAAGCTTATCGGTAATAATAAATCCATATGCTTTATTGATGGGTATAATAAGTGCAATAATTGCAAGTAATTCAATGGTTATTAATGATTATTATGATTACAAACTTGGAACTGATACTGAAAAAAAGAACAAAGTACTTAATAATAATGAATTGACAACCGAAGAAGTTCTATATTTTTCTACATACTTGGCAATAATAAGTTATTATTTATGTTCTTTAATAGCTAATAATATGGTAAGAGATATTATATCAAATACAATAATATTCACATATTTATATACACCTGTTTTTAAAAGTATTCCATTAATAAAAAATATAGTAGTTGCGTTGATTATAACGCAAGCACCATTAACAGGCGCTATTATAGTTGGAGGCAATTATCATAATGTTTTTCCAGCAATAATTTATCTATTTAATTTTATAATGTGGCAGGAAATTATGCTTGATATTATAGATATGAATGGTGATAAAAAAAATAATATTAATACAATTCCAGTATTATATGGATATAAAAAGGCTAATATAATAGGATTAGGATTTCTTTTGCTTGGAACATTAATACCATATGGATTATCCATATCATTTATATTGATACAACTTCCTTTAATATTAATAAACGCATATGCAATAACAAAAAATAAAATTTTAAAAAAAACGGAAATAAATATTTCTAAAATAATTATGCTAATATCAGGTGTATATATGTGTAATATATAATAAATAATATATATCACTCAAAAAGTGGTATTTTATTGTAGTTATATAACTATTTATATTACAAATAGTCTAAACGATATTTAATTATATAGTAATAAAAATCCTACATATTGTTTTATAATTAACACAAATTAAGATTTTTATAACATAAAAATAAAAGGTATAATTACATATAAACCTGAACTATTTTATCTAAAAATATCTGACAAATAAATAAATAACATATAAAATATTACAGCAGAATAAGCATACATATTAATGTAATATAATACTTTTATTTTTATATATTATTCATATGCGCTATTATATAATAAAATACTTATACAACAATGAAATATATATCAATGGTTTATGGTCATTACAAGTAGAAGTCTCTATAACATATGATAGAAATAATACAAAAAATAGGAATATATTTAATGATATAAATATATCATAATGTATTATAAGAAATGAGCGAATATAAATACAAAATCATCCTTAAAAAAACAGACAATAATATTGTTAACACAATATATGAAAAAGTTAAAAATATTTATTCAAAAGATAAAATATGGTTAGTAAATAGTTTAAAAACATTTGTTTTTAACCATTTGAATCTACCATTATACTATAAAAAAGATATGGAAGAAGTAGTATATAATTATGGAATACAAAAAGCAATTCAATATTTTATTTTAAACAAAAAATATTATGAAGATATTATGATTTTGATAGAACATGATGAAACAAAATTAATATATGGTATAGCATTTAATATAATATTTGAATATTTTGAATTTAGAATAATAGAACATTAAATTATTGTTTCCATTTTTTACCACAGATTAAACAATTCATAAATAATGTAGATGCTTCATCACCAGAACGAGTTTGCAATTCATAATAGCTAACCTTCTTACTTTTGCAACGCGAACAAGTAATCATATCAGACATAGCAACAAGCTTGATTTCATAAGCTGCTTTAAACCTACGTTGATTTTTCTCAATAATTTCTTTCCATCTTTCTGGAAATACATTATGATATTGCATATATGGTAACATATGTGGGTGAAAATCTTTATTTTTCAACATACGTTTATGTAAGTTTTTATTACCAATATAACTATCTTTTTTTATATTTGAATAAATACTTCTAGATATATTAATATAAGTATCGAGTAATATTTGATTTTTCCAAGATAATTGTATACCATAATTTTTAGCATAATCTATTGTTGCATTAAATACACCTATTTCTAAATCTTTTGCTTGTAATTCAGGGATTTTCAATTTTTTCCTTAATATATCTACAAAATTATCACGTACTTTGTTTTTATTAAAGTCATTATATTCCTGATATAATGTAATAGTATTATTTATTTTAGTATATTTATTAATTTCATCTTCAAGATTATATAATTTATATTCTTCTGAGGTCATAATATATTTTGTAAATAATATTACAACCTATCATTTTTTTATATATTAAATAAAAAATGATATAATCATTATTAAGATTATTATCAATAATGAGTAATATAAATATCGGTGAATTAGTAAATGATAATGTTAATATTGTCGAAATATATTTTGTAAATAAACAAAATGATAATAATGTAATAAGTGTGAAAATGCCACGTGATATTGAAGATAGAATAAACAAGTCTTATAAAAAAACGAAAGAAGAAAAATATAAAATGTATTATATGAAAGATAAGGTATATACATATGAGTTATCAAATGATAACCAATATGTAACATCTAAAACTAAGAAATTGGACACATTTTACAAAACAAAAAAAAGTAATATATATATAATAAGTTCTAAAATAGATAAATATCCACAATATGTATTTTCATGCACAAATGATATAGATAATATAAGTGAAGTTACTATAAAAGAATATAAAATATCAAATAGAATTTCAATAATAATTAAAAATGAAGTCAATGAAAATATCAAGACGTTGCTAATTGAATATAAACATTCAACAAATGTTGAAATGGATAAAATTACGGAAATTGTAAATAAATTAGTTAAAAATATTGAAGTAATCTTAAATAGTGAGGATATATGACAATCTTATGCTTTTCTTGATTAAATCTAATAAACTGATCTCCTGTATAATCATACATTTTTTTCCTTTTTCTAGTTTTAAATATATTTAAATCTAGAATTATTACATCTGACATTGTAATTTCAACAATAAATATATATATTTTTCCAAATATTAAATCGTTTAAATAGTAAAATCCTGTATGAAAATAATTTAATTTATTTTTCCATTCTATTATATAATTTTTGCAATCAATATTTAAGACATCCCAGTTATTCTTCATAAAATGACGAATACCTATTTTTCAACAAGATAAAAAAAAATTGATAGATAGTATATACTTATTATTATTAGCTACACTTACAATGACAAACGTAATCAACTACTATGATTTCACTGATTTTGCCAATAAAATAAATAATTCATATGAATACCCTGATAAAGACTTAGAAGCAATTAAAACATTGCATGACAATTACTCAATATTTATGGTAACAAAGAAATATTCTAACGAATATATTAAAGATATGAGAATGAAATCTGTTATCGATAATTATGAATTCTACAAAAATGCTAAATATAACAAGGAAGATATTGTAAAGTATTATAAAAGCAATATTGTAGACAATTTCAATAAAAAGCTTGACCCTCCCAAATGTTTCTTTACAGAAGTTGCAAGAGAAAAGCGTCAAGATGCTAAAAATGAATTATTTGAAAAAGAAACAGATGATATATATCATCATTATGATAGTATTAATAATAAATATAAATATTTCAATGAACTATTGCAGAAAAATAACGATGAAGAAAGTTATTTTGAAGAAGAATATTATGAAAAAACAGACGAAGATTACTATTCAACAACTGATTGTGACGATTCTGATTATTACTATATCGATTATGAATCCGATTATATGTCAGATGAATATTAGATACACTTCTCTTTAACAACAATCTTAAAATTATATGTTATTTTTGTACCCATTATTTCAATAATTTTAGGTTTAGATAATTTTACACGTTTAGCAACATACTTCTTTGTTTTTTTATCACTTCCAGATGTAGTTTCACGCAATATAAAGGTTATTTGTTTTTTAGTTTTATGATTTGTTTTGGTAGCTTTTTTGAATAATTGTGACGCAGCTTTTTTAGCGGCAGATATTGGATTTTTAGAAGTATATCTACCTCCCTTTTCTTGAACGTTTGATGAATCAATTGTGAAAGTTCTTTTTTCTTCCATTACTTACCTATTATAAGTAGTATAAAATTTTTTTACATATGGATTGATTTTAAATGATTTTTTATCAACGTTTATAATTTTTATAGAATTTAATTTTTTCGCTCGCGACAAAGCAGTATATGTTTGACCATAAGCAAATATATTTTCACCTAAATCAAGTTCAACGGCATCAATAGTCATACCCTGAGATTTATGAATTGATAAAGCATAACTGGTGCGAATAGGCATATGCATTATATATGATGTTTTTTTATTCATAATATCCTTGTAATAATTGATAGTATGAACATTATTATTAACATCTTCAATTATTACAAAATCATGACCTAAATGCTTTATGACACCTCTTGTGCCATTTATGAGACCCTGTGATATATCTATATTTCTCGTAATAATAATTTGCGCATTTTCTGTTAATTCAATATCATAATTAAGTGCTGCTTTCTCATTTCCTTTACTACATGTAGCTTTATAAAGAGAGGATTTATAACCCTTCTCTTTTAATTTTGCAATTTCAATATTATTAATTTTATTAACATCAATATTAATAGGATATAATTTAGTAGGTATTATATTATCTGAAAATTGTGTATCTTTAAGTCTTTCTAAAACTTTTATTATGTTATCAGTACACTTGCCTTTTCTAACAATGCCAAGAATTTTTTGAAATAATTGATCTCCTGTTTGTCTCACTAATTCTTCCAAAATAATTATATCAACTTCGGATTTTTCCCATACTTTTGAGAGAAAACAGTAAAGCCCTTTAACAGGTGCTAGTTGACAAAAGTCTCCTATAAATATCATTTGTATACCACCAAATGGTTTTTCTGCAAGTTTTTTATCTATAAATTGTCCACGTATTGTTGATAAAATTTCAGATATTTTTTCAAATAATTTATCTTCTAGTATAGATATTTCATCAATTATTAATACTTCTAATTTTACAATTCTTTCACGTATATTTTTATTTGTAATTATATTTTTGATGATATCCGATACTTTATCATTTCCTAATCCAATTCCTAGATAAGAATTAATTGTTTGTCCACCAATCAATACAGAAGCAGTACCTGTTGTAGCAGTTAACCCATAATATTTATTATTTTCATTTAGTAATTCTGTAATATATTTTATAGTAAATGATTTTCCCGTACCACCAGGTCCAGTTATAAGAATATTTCTACCATTTAATACAGCATCAACAGCCTCGCGTTGTTTTGTATTTAATGATTCCATTAAATATAATAAAATAAATAATCTTTATCAATTTTTGCCAAATAAATTTTTAAATATTGTAAAATTTCCATAAATAAAATAATTATAATTTAATTTTACAAATTT